TTGAAATGAGTAACCTATGTCAAGAGATTACTTTACCTACAAAACCGTTACAGCACATTGACGACCCCAATGGTGAGATTGCATTGTGCATCCTGTCTGCGATCAATGTAGGAAAGGTAAGATCTGATAATGAACTAGAAGAACTATGTGACCTCACTGTCCGTGCACTAGATGAACTGATAGACTATCAAAAGTATCCAGTTATTGCTGCAGAACAAGGAACAAAAAATCGTCGTAGTCTTGGAGTTGGATATATAGGTCTCGCACATTACCTTGCTAAGTTGGGATTCAACTATGATTCACAGGAAGCATGGGATGCTGTTCATTCATTATCTGAGTCATTCCAATACTTCTTACTGAAGGCATCAAACAACCTTGCAAAAGAGAAAGGTAAGTGTGGATACTTCGATCGCACCAAGTATTCTACTGGAACTTTACCAATTGATACATATAAGAAGGACGTAGACGAAATTACTAAGGTAGCATACCAACATGATTGGGATTCTCTTAGGGATGACATACAGGAGTTCGGACTCAGGCACAGCACTTTGTCCGCACAAATGCCTTCGGAGAGTAGTTCCGTTGTGTCAAACGCTACCAATGGAATCGAACCACCTAGAGGGTTCCTGTCCGTTAAAAAAAGTAAGAAAGGACCCCTTAAACAGGTGGTTCCTCAATACTCGTCGTTGAAGAACAACTATACTTTACTATGGGATATGCCTAGCAATGATGGATACATCAAAGTAGTATCGGTCATGCAAAAATTCTTTGATCAGGGCATATCTGGAAACTGGTCATATAATCCTACTAATTATGAAGACAATCAGATCCCCATGGAAATCATGGCACAGGATTTGTTGTCCACATATAAGTATGGATGGAAGACCTCATATTATCAGAACACATTCGATAACAAATCTGATGAGGTTGAGGAAACTCCTCCACCTGTCACAGATCTTATCTCTCAAATAGAAAACGAAGACGAAACCTGTGAATCCTGTGCAATTTAGAACAACCGAACCAAAGATGTCAAAACCAAGAGGTATGACAGTATTCAACCAACAGAAGGTAGATACTAAGTCACAACCTATGTTCTTCGGTGCTCCCCTTGGAGTTCAAAGATATGACTCTTACAAGTATCCTGTGTTTGATAAACTTACTAATCAAATGCTTGGATATTTCTGGAGACCAGAAGAAGTATCACTACAGAAAGACCGTGGTGACTATCAAACTCTTCGCCCAGAACAGAAACATATATTCACTTCTAACTTGAAGTATCAGATCTTACTTGACTCTGTTCAAGGAAGAGGTCCCGGTATGGCATTCGCTCCTTACTGTGCTCTACCTGAGTTAGAAGCAGCGATGAACGTATGGCAGTTTATGGAGATGATCCATAGCAGATCATACACATACATCATCAAGAATGTATATCCTGATCCTACAGAAGTCTTTGACACTATACTAGACGACCAAAGAATCATTGCTCGTGCACAGTCAGTGACCAGAGCATATGATGAGTTCTTAGAGGTGGCACAGGAGTGGGGTAATGGTAACATGTGGTCACCAGATATGAAGGGAAGCACCACAGCAGAGTGGTCTGAGAAAGAACTCAAGAGAAAACTTTATCTAGCAGTAGCAAATGTCAACATACTTGAAGGCATTCGTTTTTATGTCTCTTTTGCTTGTAGTTTTGCATTCGGTGAACTCAAGGTTATGGAAGGGTCAGCAAAAATTATCTCCCTCATTGCCAGAGATGAAAATCAGCACACCGTATTGACTCAACAAATCTTGAAGAAGTGGATGGATGGTGATGATCCTGTCATGTCACAGATAGTAGAAGAAGAAAGAGATACCGTCATAGGTATGTTCAAAAATGCTGTCAATGAAGAGAAGGAGTGGGCACAATACCTATTCAAAGATGGTAGTATGATTGGACTAAATGATAAACTTCTGGTAAAATATGTTGAATGGATTGCTAACAAAAGGATGAGAGCACTTGGTCTCCCACCTGCATATGATGTACCCATCAAAAACAATCCACTACCATGGACTGAGCACTGGATCTCATCTAAGGGATTACAGGTGGCACCACAGGAGACAGAGGTAGAATCCTATGTTGTTGGTGGTATCAAACAGGACTTGAAGAAAAATGCATTCTCTGGATTCAAATTGTAAATGTTTTTATTTGATGTTGACGGAACTCTGACTCCTTCTAGGAAAAAGATAGACAAAGAGTTCTCTAAATTCTTTAGTAATTTTTGTAAAAATAATCAGATCTACCTAGTTACAGGTAGCGACAGAGATAAAACTGTTGATCAGTTGGGTAAGACTTTATTTAATAAATGTAAAAGAGTATATAACTGTTCTGGTAACAGTGTTTGGGAGAAGACCAAAAACGTTTACACAAGCGAGTGGTCTTGTCCCTTTGTATTGTCAACATACTTGGAACTAGAATTGAATGCTAGTAAATTTTCATTGAGAACTGGCAAACATGTTGAAACGAGACCGGGGTGTATAAATTTTAGTATTGTAGGAAGGAATGCAACTTTCCCTGAGAGAGATCTATATGTTGCATGGGATCAGAAAATTGAGGAGAGAGATAAAATAGCACAGAATATTAGAAGATTGTTTCCTGATCTTAGTGTCACAGTTGGTGGAGAAACTGGTATAGATATCGCACCCAAGGGGCATGACAAGTCTCAGATATTACAAGACTTTGAGACTCATGATACTATAACTTTCTTCGGAGACAAGACCTTCGTAGGGGGAAATGATTATAGCATTTCTCATGCTATCATAACTCAGGATCGTGGTACAGTTCATCAAGTCAGTGATTACAAAGAGACTTGGGACATTTTGAAGTCACAGTATACATAGTTATTATACTATAAGTACAATGCACCCAGATGACAAGGACAAACTGATCCCGAAGATGAAGAACCCGTACAATCTGGGGTCAGAGAACGAGTGGTATGACTGCGACGGTCTAGACTACGAGATCGATTACTTTGAATTAGTTGAAGATGAAAACACAGAGTGCAAAAGCAAAGGGTAGGAGACTACAACAATGGGTGAGAGACATGCTCATTGAGCATAGAAACGTACACCCAGAAGACATCGAGTCCAGAAGTATGGGTGCAGGTGGGGAAGACCTGATAATGGCAAGAGATGCTAGACAAAAGTTTCCTTTTAGTGTAGAATGTAAGAACCAAGAGAAACTCAATGTTTGGGATGCATATCAGCAGGCAGTTGAAAACTCTGGTGATTATGAACCCATACTTGTCATGAAGAAAAATGGAAAGAAACCATTGGTCGTCTTGGACGCGGAAAACTTTATCAGATCCCAACTCTGATATGAGTGATTGGCGGTACTCAGATGCGAGAATGAAACTAAGGCAGGAAGTATTTCGTGCCCTCACACCATACTTAGATCAGCACTGTAGACATGTCTACGAGTTCTGTAATCTCTGGGTTGAACTAGGAGATCCATCCTATAAATCTATAGAGGATGCTTTCCAAGATTATTTACTACAAAATTTAGAAAACTCTTATGCAAAAAGTAATTAATGTACTTGCTGTTACGTCTTTCGTTGTATCTGGTGCCGTTGTTGGTAGTGGGTTATACATATATGTCAACAGAGCGTCCATACTTGATGGAATTAAATCAAAAGTTATGGACAATGTTACGGGAAAACTTCCCGGTGCATTAGGTAGTATCGTTCCCGATATGATTCCTAATGCCACAGGACCTGTTCTACCTACACCTCCTGTTGGAGGTTTATAATTCCTATATACTAAATAGACACACTATTTGGTATGGAAAAGAAGGAAGTCAAGGAAGAGAAGAAAGGTCTTCTCAATAAAATAAAAGAAGGTGCCGAAGATCACGAGGATCAACTCGCGATACTAGGCACTTTTGTTCGTCTGGGTATATTAGTATGGTCAGGTGCTATACTAACACTTGCATACGTCAAGTTACCACCATCATTCAATATACCAGAACAGAAACTTGATCCGACCTTCATAGCTTCGGTCTTTACAGGAGTTCTAGCAACTTTCGGAGCACAGGTTGGGAGTAAAAAGAATGGACAAAATGGTTCTGCGGGTGCTAATATAAGTAAGAAAGATATGGAATACCTTATCGAGAAAGCATCACAGACTGCTCCTGCACAAGTGGTTCGTATCGAACAAGGACCTGTCAAAATTGTTCCTGACAATAAGTAATCATGAAAGGTAAAATTTTTATTGGTGCACTCGGAGGAGTGGTGGGTTTTGCCCATATAGGATTCATGGCAACATATCTTAGTAAAGATAAGTTACCATCATTTGATTTACCTGTTGGTCCATATACATCATATGTGATACAGGCAGACAAAGAACAATATAAAATTAGTTACAGAGCAAATGACCCTGCTAAGTTTTACATCACCACTGACATCAAGAAGAAGTCAGGTTTCTTAGGATTAGGAAATGATAAGACACAAATTGTAGAAGAAGTTACATCTAGTAGTATTGACAAAGGTCTACAGGCAAATCCAATTGCAACACAAGGACAGCAATTGACTGATAAAGAGATAGCATGTATCAAAGCAGAGGGCAGTGGTGAGAACACAGGTAGACTTGTGGGATCAAGTGTAGGTGCATCAGTAGCACCAACTGTATCTCAGATTCCAATCATAGGATGGGTTGCAGCAGGATGGGTAACCATGTTTGGTGGTAACAAAGGTGCTGATGTGGGTGGTACAATGTCTAAGTCTATGAACGGGTGTTGAGTCCATAACATTGTTGTTTTCAAAAGATATCGGATTATAATATAGAGTGTAGTAAAAAATAACTAACATGCATCACTATTCAGTGGAGTACCATGACAATGGTAATACTCACCTTGAAGTAGGAACCTATGCACACGATGCTTTTGAAGCAGCATCAAACGTGAAAGAGGATGTTCCATTCCTTAGAGAGCACCCGAATTACGTAGATAAAATTATTATCATGAAACAGTAATGCCAGTTTACCAAGATTACGAAGTTCGTATCAACTTGAACGAACTCATTGAGAAGAGGATACCATGCTGTGATCTTCTTCATCCAGACCACTGTCTTACAGAGAAGCAAGTGGCAGAGATAGCACATGATATACGTATGGACTTGAACCTCCATGACATATTCAAACAAGTAGATCAACACATCATGAGATATGTTGATGCAGCAGGTATCGATAATAAAGACCACTGGGTAGAACCACATCTACCAGATCTGGATAGAGACTTACCAGATGAAGAGGGAATATCGTTTATGTAAGTATAAATACTTATATGAAACAATTCAATACTTTCGTTCTTGATACAACTATTAGTATCTTGGACTATCTCTACAGAGGTAGAGACTTTCAAAGATTTTGGGTGCTAGAAGTGATTGCTCGTGCACCCTATTTTTCTTTTATATCGGTGTTACATCTCCGTGAGTCACTTGGATTACGAGATAAGGAACATATATATTTGATGAAGGAACATTTCTATCAGGCACTCAATGAAACAGAACATTTGGAAGAGATGGAGACTCGTGGAGGCAATAAGTTTTGGATCGACAGATTCTTCGCTAAACACTTGGTTCTTCTTTACTATTGGATTATGGTTGCTTACTACCTCATTGATCCAATAGATGCTTACGATATCAATATGAAGATCGAGAAGCATGCTTACGAAACATATACTAAATACCTTGCATATCATCCTGATGATAAAAGAATCGCCGAGATTGCACAGGATGAATTAGATCATGCTAAAGAATTGCAAGAGGCGATGACCCTTATCAATGGAAGTACCTGAGATTGAAGTACAAGGAATAGAGATACCATATGTGCAACCCACATGGGTAAATTCTCCTCATGCATCAATCCCTAGAGTGCCTTCAATAACAGAGACCATCTACATTGGTGTGCCTATCATCAATATACCGGGGTGTGTTGAAGCA